TCTAAACCTGGTGCTGATAAATAAGTTCTTATTCTTTCAAGAGGTTCATTTAAACCTACTTCTGGAGTTGAACCTGTATATGCTTTACCATCATATGTTTCATAGTACTTGCCAGAATAAGGTTGGCCTTTCAACAAGAATTCGTCTCCTATTGTATTTAGGTTAGGTTGTATAGCAAATGATGGATAGTATCTTAACATTGCAAATTTAATTTTTAATTATACTAAATCGTAGTTTTTTATTGCGGTATTAAAAATACTTAGTTTATTATTATATTCATTTGTTCCTTTTATATACAATAGCTTATTTTGAGGAGACCACCATTTATTTATATAAGCTGTAGTCCACCCATCAGGAGAGCTTGTAAATCCTTTTGATTTTACTCTGTTTATCATAAATCTTAAGAAGTCATCATCATTTGCAAATTGTGCAAACTCTCTTAATCTCTCTCTATCTCTTTTAACAAATCTACCTTTAATAACATTTCCAGCAGATCCCCAAGATCCTGCATCTGTTTGTACCCCGGCATAGTTATAACCTCCAGCTGATGAAAATGCTTTTCCGTTTTTTGAAGCCTCTGCCCACAATATAGCAAAAACAATTTTTGCAGTGTCTTGATCTGTTAATGCAATTAATTTTTTCTTAGCATCAGCATAAGATAATATATTTGTAGGAGGCGGAGGGTCTATTAAAGGTAAATTAGGATATGAAGAAACTACAGAATTTGTATTAGTAGTTGTAGTTGTACTTTTAACTTTTATATTCTTTTTACCTTCAACAGCTAAATCTATTTTTCCTTCAAGTTGTTCTGCCGTTTTCAAAAATATCATGCTACCTTTAACTGAAGTAGTCCATTGATTATTCTCAATTGTATTAGTTAATCCAGTTATTGCAAAACCTACTTTGTTCAAATTCTCTTTACTTAAACTTTTTATTGATTGTATTGATCTATTGTTATATGTATATGGAAGAAATTGATCTGACACACTAAAAGCTTGGCCCATAGTCATGCCTGCTATTCCATCTATAGTAAAATTAACCGAGACAGGAATTATTGAAGGGGCTCTTGTAGCATCATCATCATTTTTCCTGTCACTCATTGCTTTTATATAGTAATTAGTTGCTTGATTTATAGTGCCTTCTGCTAAATTGTCCGTACTATAATAACTGCCTATATTAGAGTTAAATTGTATGGCTGCATTTTTTAAACCATCTAAAGTAGCTTCTTCTACTTTTTTTTGTCGATTTGCTATTTCGTCTTTTTCTTCTTGACTTAGCTCTCCTTTTATAGGTATATATCTATCTTTATATCCCGTATTAATAAATCCAAAACTATCTCCATTTTGAGAAAGTAGTGCTTTATCTTTAACATCTGAATTTGCAGATATAGCTATCATATTAGCTAGTTTAGTGCTGACTTCAGATCTTATTTCTAGGCTTTTAGCTAAACTCTTTTTACCTACTAATGGTATTTCTGTAGGGTCGTTAGGCTCTAGTATTTTATCTCCTGATAAAGGAGCACAAATTTGGTCATCTACTATATGAAAAGTATTTGCAGCATCATTATAAGCAAGTCTCAATAAATTAAAATTACCCAAGTGCTTATTGATGTCTAATAATAATTGCTCTAAAAATGGTTTTAAATAAACACTATTTTGACCGCTCTTAGTACTATTGTCTCTTATTACTTCTATAACATAATCTATATTTAATAGAATATTCATTAACCTTCCTCTATATGCGCTATTTTCAATTTCATCATATTTTACTTTAGGAAGTAATGCTGAAATAGCATCCTCATTTTCTTTATTAAACAACGAAGTTTCAATGGTACTACCAGAAACAGGAAGTATTGCCGTTTTATTTGAGTTTAATATATAATCAGGAAATAGTTTTTTATAATCATCAAAAGATCCTTCATAAGGAATTAATATCTTAAAAGGATTTGTACTCAAATGTTGTTTATTACTTAAAAATAAATTTAAGTCTGGATTAAAATCTACATAAACTAAAGGTGTAGATTGGGTTTTTTCTTTAGAAGAATCATAGATGGCACACATGTGATTAAGTAACATTATCACTAATCCTAGTGGAACATATACAGGGTGGTTTGTGCTTATCCCTAAAGCAATTTCTTGGCTAATATTATATGGAAGTACATAAGCAGTTAATAGCTTTTCAAATTTTACTTCATAATTTTTTAACTGTGGAATATTAGCTTTTCCTGACATGAATTCTGTTGCAAACCCATATTTAGATTGTACTTTAAACAAATTTGAATCTGTATCCTGTATTTGTTTAGATACCAACTGTCCTATAAAATCAGAAAAAACACCTTGTGAAAATATCTGTTTATAATAAGGTTGAGTTAACCCTTCTACTTGTGAAATAGGTTTTGTCATTTCAAATGGAAAGACTGTTTTATCAATATCCTTACCTAATTTAAGAGCTCTGTTAAGTGCACCAATTTGAATGGTTCTTAAGGTTAATTCTAAACCAGATTGATAACGTAACGCGGCTGATATTTGATCCCTTGTAGGATTCGTATCTCCTGATTGTTCTTGTACAGGAGGTGTTTGTACTTGATTTTGCGGTGCAGGATCAGGTTGTTTTACTTCACTAGTTTCTATAGCTGCTATTAAATAAGGATCATTAAAAATTAACTTTACTTCTTGGTTAAATTTAACAGTTGCGTTTTCAACTGTAAATGGAATGGGCTTTCCGTAAGCATCAGAATACTGTTTTTCTGGTTTTCTTACACGAGTATTTACATCATACACTAAAGTAAAAGCTATTTCTACACCTATAGAAGTTTCGTTTTTAGGATTGTTTAGAAGTGTAATATTTAGATTTTTAGCCAAGTTAAATGCCGTAGCAGGATTTGCAACTTTTAGATTATATGACTTGTTTTTATCTCCAAGTGTCTCCCACAACTTTACTTTTAATTCATCTGCAGTTATTTTTTTATTTGCTGCATTTCCTTTTTCTTCTGGATTTTGATCTTGCCCTACTCCATATACAGAGTTTATTTTATTTTTTTCAAGATAATCTTCATCTAAATAGGCTTTTTCCTCTGCTACAATTCGTATTCCGTAACCATTTTTATTTTGTATAGATATATATGAATAATCAAAAGTAAAGGTATTACTTCCAATAAAAGGCTTTTGTAATTTATAGTTTTCAGAAACCTTTGAAAAAACAGGAAGTTGAGGAGTAATATTAATAACATTGTTTAGTTTGATTTGAGTATCAGTTGCGTCTCCTAAAGGTAGCAGTCCATTAATGTTTCTAATAGCAAGTACATATCCTACATTTTTTCCATTTTGATTATCGTAGTTAAATGTTGCATCTTCTGAACCTGCTATTTTTTGTTTGTTAGATGAATAAACGACTTGATAGTTAACTCCAGATTTTTTACTATATATATTTAATAAGTCTTGAAGCAAAAATGGTGGAGGTTTAACAGGAGCTGCAGCTGGAGGATTTTTTTTCAACTCTTCTAATCTTTTTATTCTAGCTTCTTCTTCAGCTAATTCTTGAAGAGTATTGTTTAATTGTAGTATTTCATCCGGTAGTAAACTAGGAAGAGTAGTAGGCACATTTATTTTGATAGAATCTCCTAGTACGCCTAGTCCCATTATTTTAAGTTGGCAATCATAGCCTCCTTCTTGATTGTAACTAAAGGTAAAATTAGTAACCATGCCTAACATGGCATCATAGTTACCATTAGATTGTAATATGCTTTTAGTTATATCTAAAGCTATTTGCTCTTTTGTAAGAGAAGATCTAAAAGGATCTATAGAATATGTTTCTGTAGATTCGACTGTATTGCTTGAATTAGGGTAGAATAAAGTGTGTCCCCATTCTAAAAACATTGTGAATCCAAGCTTAAAATACAGAGCATCTATAATATCTAGTTGGGCTTTATCCCAACATTTAAAATTAACAATAGCAAGTCTAAGTGATCCTAGTTTACCTTGAGTATCAACAGTGACTGATGTAATACCTGGCATTGGTCTATAACCATATTGTTGTATTTCAGTGTCTCCTAACATACCATAAGAACCGTCTCTACCAAGGCCTGCTCTTTGTTGATATGAATTTTTATTCAAGTATTTTGAAGTGCCTCCAAATAAAACAAATTGTTTAGCAAGATCTTCTGGATTACTTATTGATGGCCCTATTGTGTTTTCCTTTTGGAAATAAGTGATATCTTCAGCAGATATATTGACAGATGAAACAAGTCTTACCCAAGCACTTCTATTAGCTAAAAATAGAATATTGTCATTATCTCTTGTATCTTGGCTTAATTTATCAGACCTTTTTCTTAATTGATCTATTAGCCATTGAGGAAACTTTGTTCCTAAAATATTTGATATTTTGGTATCATATCCTGACATAACTATCTTATAGCGTTTACTATTTTATATGTGTTAATTGCTCCAATTAAATCTACAGGTATACGAAGTTGTGTTCCTGGTTCTACTACTAATGAATCTCCTGATAGTGCGTTTGCTGATGCAATAACCCACCAAAAGCTAGAATCACCATAGAAGTCATTCGCTAACAGGTCTAATCTATCACCTAATACCGTAATAACGTAATTATCATCATTAGTAGGCAGTATTTCAGGGTATATATTATTAACATAATATTGACTCCCGGTTGCAGCGTACTTGATAACTTCTATATTTTGATATCTTGATGGCATTTAATGTTAATTTATGATCATCCAAAAAGAAAAGGTCTGTTAAGTGTATTACCTACAGGATTTGCAAAAGGTATTGCGCCTGTTCTTGCTCGCGCTCTTTGTCTACCTCTATTACTAGCCGTTCTTCCAGTAGTTTTTGGTGTACTGTTTACTGTAGCAGATGCTTGTGTTACTGCTGAATTTGGAGGAGGTGGGTTTGTTTGAACAGAAGTTGTTGCAGTTGGTGAAACTGTAGAACTTGATCTTACAGGCTGTGCTATTCTAATACTTGTTGTATTAATAGAAGCGCCATTTAAATCAGTAGAGATAAAATCATTTGGTACATTTCCAATAAGTGGATTAACTCCTACTGTAGTGTTTTGTTCTACTTGTTCAAAAATTTCTCTTACAAATCCAGTTCCTATAGGAGTTCTACTAACTGTAGTAACTTCTGTAGATGGTCTCTTAGGAAGTACGTCTAGAATTGGTCTAAATGTAACAGCAACATCTACTACTTGTGGAAGTTGTGCTAAGTCTCCATCTAAATTAATTTCCCATGTCATATCATTATCAACAGTAAGGTTGATTGATTCAATAAAACCAGGTACACGATATAGATAATCACCAATAGTTACACGAACTACAGGGGCTCTCATTATACCTTGGTTAGGACTATAATCTGGATAAACTTGACCTAGCAGTGTATTTAACCTATTGTACATAGGCCTTAACTCTTGTTTAGATTGCGCAGCTACTCTAAAAGAAAAATTTACGCTTCTAGTAAAACCTTGATAGGTAAAGAAATTCTCACCTCTACCTATATATTTAAATGAATTTAATTCCGCACTATTGTTATCAGTTATACCAGCTGTTAAAAATGCTCTAAAAAATATTGCTGTTGAAACACTAGGATTGTCATTAGACATTGCTTCAAAAACAAATTTAATTAAGTCTTTGGAATCTTCTTTATTAATTTCCCAAGGACAGTCAACATTGTTAAATAGAAAAGGGTACATTAGATTCATTTTGTCTGAGCCATACTTACCACTTACAACATTGTATGTATAAAATGTGTCTACAGAATTAACTCCCCAAGGAGTATAAGTATCATCTAAAGCAGAAAGTTTTGATCTAAAATCTTGATACCTTGTTTCTTTTATATAGTCGTTAGTATCTGTTTGTGCATCACGAACTTGTGTTATGTTTATATTTTGCTCATAAATTTGATTGTACGTCATAGCTCTACTAGATACAAGCTTAGTAGTATCAACTACTCTTGGTATAGTGGTAGTACCTATACCATAAACAGAGTTAGGGCCTCCTAGATATTGGAAGATCATATTTCTGTTCAAAGATATACCTAGCGTGTTTACTAGATTGATGTCTGGTACATTTTGACGATTGACAAAAGGGTCTCCTGTAGTCATCTTTAATGCGAGCAAATTATAAAGCCTATTAGACGATTTCTGGTTTGTTACATTTTGCTTGTTTACTATATCATAGTAGAACTTCTCAAATGGATTAAACGGTATTAATCCTGCTCTATTAGCGTGAAAACCTGTTCCAGATACGCCTACTTGTGCTAATGTATTTGCACCTAAGTTATACACTCTAGTGTTTTCTAATAAACCAGGGAAAGGAAGCCCTTGAGGAATACCAAACAAAGTGTTACCAGTCTCAATCTTAGGGTTAGATAATTGTAGCCCTACTTGTTTTTGTATAAAAGCAGTGCCTCTTGGCCTGTCTTCAAAGAACTTTCTGATTCTAGACCTGTCTATTCTACTAGAAACAGTAAATGATTGTGTGCCTAAGTTAAACTCTAACTGACCTCCTCTGATAGGGAAGTCTAAACCTCCAGTAGAA